CCCAATCTTTCGCAAATTGGGTTTTTAAAGGGGGGTGTATCAAATGACTGCAAGGATACCAGCAGAAGTCCATTTAATTCATGGCACTAAAGGCGAGAAAATGGGAACGCTCCTTCCCGAATCGGTAAAGCGAAGAATTCCTGAATCGGAATGGATGGATAACCCTGAAGCCTGGAGTAAGAAAAGATTCTATGATGAAACTTCTGAATATCTTTATGATGTTTATGGCATAGGCTCGGATCAAGAGCGCCATGTCTTAACTATGCTGACAGATCAGATTGATACCTATGTTGATTGCAATCGTCATATTGCCGTTGAAGGATTAGTAACAACCTTTAATGATGGTAAGACTATTGGTCCATCGCCCTATGTATCTATTCGCAAAGAAGCTCTCAAACAAATTATACTTTTAATGAATGAGCTTGGACTTACTCCAAAATCTAGGCTTGCTAAAACTAGCTCAATCCCAAATTCAACTTTAGGAAAATTAATGTTAGGACCACAAGTTAAGAGATGAGTTATTTAACAGGTGTTCAATATGCTCAAAATGTAGTTAAAGGCAATATTGAAGTTTGCAATAATATAAAATTAGCATGTCAGCGTTTTTTAAACTTTATGGAAGACAAGCATTGGGAATATGAGTTCTTTCCTGAATATGTTGAGCATGTATTAGATTTTGTATCCGTTCTTAAACACACGAAAGGTCCTGACGCTGGAAAGCCAATAATCCTTGAACCTTTTCAAGTTTTACTTCTTTGTGGCATTTATGGTTTCCGCCATAAAAAAGACCATGAAAAAAGAATGACTACCGATGTCATTGTTTTCATTCCTCGCAAAGCTGGCAAATCAACTCTTACCGCAGTTATAGGTTTATATGAATTAGCTTTTAATGAAGCTGGCGCTGAAGTCTTTACACTTGCGACCAATAGAGAACAAGCCACTATTGTTTTTGATGCGGCAAGATCAATGGTTGAATCTATGCCTGATGAAATTAAAGAATGGTATCGAGTTTCTAAATATGAAATTGGTAAAGCTAATGATAGTCAAACTATGTTCCGCGCTTTATCTCGCGACAATAAAAAATCAGGCGATGGTAAGAATGCAAGTTGCGCCATAATTGATGAAGCAGCTCAAATAATCGACCGCAACAGTATAGAGGTCATATTTTCAGGTATGGTTGCTCGAAAGAATCCATTAAGAATTTATATTACTACCGCATCTTTTACTAAAGACACAAAGTTCTTTGAAGATTTAACTGCGCTTGAAACAATGCTTAATGGCGATGCCCCTGACAATCCTCATTGGTTTGGTTTGTTATATGGACTTGATCCGCAAGACAATTGGAAAGATGAATCAACTTGGGCTAAAGCTAATCCTATGCACGGCATATCAGTTTACCAAGAAGCTATTAAAGAACGATGCGAACAAGCTAAACTTAAACCGCCAGCATTAAATGAATTTCTTTGTAAAACTCTTAATGTTTATGTATCCGCTAACACCGCATGGATTGATCGCGACTATTGGGATAAGTCTATAGGCGAAGATAAAGCTGATCCTGAAGAAGTGTTTATTGGATTTGATTTGGCGGCAACTCGCGACTTAAATGCAGTTTGCACTTTAAAACGATATGCTTCCGAAGATTATTATGCTGATTTCAAATTCTTTTTGCCTGAAGAAGCGTTATCCTTGATTCCAACTCATTATCGTGGTATATTTGACCAAGCCGTTCAATCTAAAATATTGCATATCACAGAAGGCAATGTTATGGATGATCGAGAGATTTCCGAATATATAAAACAACAAGCTACCTTATACAATGTTAAAGAAGTAGGTTATGACGCTTACAATGCGGCTTCTTTAGTTGCTCGACTACACGATAATAGTATCCCTGTTAAAAAAGTTGGACAAGGCATGGCGGTTTTAAATAACCCATCCAAGCATGTTGAAAAGCTCATCATGCAAAATGCTATTAAACACAATGGCAATCCATTTGTAGGTTGGCAATTAGGTAATTGTGAAGTTTATACTGATGTCAATGGCAATATTAAGATTCGCAAGAATGAAGCAGATAAGAGCGCAAAGGTAGATGGTATAATAGCGCTTATAATTGCGATGCACTGCTCATTAGATCATCCATTAGTTTCTACATCATTTGGATTTAGAAGCATATAAAGGAAAAACATGGCTATATTAGATATATTCAAAAGAAAACCAAATCAAAACGCGCAAGAAAGTAATACTCTTTTTGGTCAAACCGCCCTTGGTAACAACATCTTACGCAATGTTTCAGGTCAAGGATATCAATCTTCTAATCAATTATTATATGTAACGACATCCTCTGTTAATACTGCTGGCAGAACTTTGGATATGTCCACGCTATCCCGTAACTCTACTGTTATGGCTTGTGTCAATGCTAAAGCTCGCGCATTAGCTCAATTGCCCATTAAAATCATGGCTTATGGCGATGATGGTAAATTAGTGGATGCGGTAACAGATTCAAATGTTTCAACTCGCGATAAAGCTAAAGCTAAAGCAGTTTATAATTTATTAAACAATCCTAATAATTATCAATCTTCATACGAATTTTGGTATCAATGGAGCATGTGGTATGATTTAAGCGGGGAAACATTTACTGCTTTATGGCGCAAAGAGCAAACAAACTCTACGCTAACCCCTATGGAAATGTATCTTTTAGATTCAACCTTAATAACCGCTCAAATCACTCCTACTCGTTATCCTACTTATAGATTATCGACTAGCACTTATGGTTTTAACAAGGATGAACCATTAGAATATTTCCAAGTTATTCATGCAAGTGAAATGGCTTGGCAAGGTAGTGCTGGCTTTAACAAAGGTATTTTATGTAATGAATTAGTATCTTTAGATCAAGATATTGATTTATATGCAAACTTTATTATGCTTAATGGAGCTAAACCTTCAGGCATGTTTGTTACAGACCAAGTTATTCCTGATGCTAAATTTAAAGAAATTGCCGCAAGACTTAAAGAAGCTTGGACATCTCTTACAGGTTCTCGCTCTACTGATCTATCTAAACCAGGACAAGGCATGTTATTAGATAACGGCATGAAATATATGCCACTCAATATGCTTACACTTCAAGATGCGGATGCAAGAGCATTAAAAGAACAAACTATGAAGCGTATTTGCGGATTGTTTGGAGTGCCACCTGCTATGCTTGGTATTGCAGATCAAAAGTATAACAATACTCAAACAATGCTTGATGAATTTTACAAATCAACAATGTGTCCGTTAATTACTAATATTGAACAGAAGTTTAAGGCTTCTTTATTAAGTGGCTATCCAAATCTTTGTATTCAATTTCAAACTGAAGATTTCTTAAAAGGCGCACCACTAGATCAAATGAATTACGCAGTAGCGGGTGTGAATAGTGGTATAATGACACCTAATGAAGCGCGAGAATATCTAGGCAAACAAAACTTGCAAGGCGCAGACGAATTAAAAGATACATCAAAACAAGCTAAACCAATTTCAGGAACTTCACCAACCGATACAGGTGGTGGTGGTAACAAAGATGTGGTTGGCAAAACAGGTCAGGCAGGTAAAGCCTAATGACATTAAAAGAGTTGCTCAACAAATTAACCCAACAGGCTAAAAAGCGCAAACCTAAACCTGTTGAAACTAACGGGATGAAATCAAAGGGAGTTCCAATAAATGACTAAAGATATTAAGTTTCTATTTGAATCAAAAGTAGCTCTAGGCGTATCTGCCGATGAAGCAGAAGGCGGTAGTGGCGAAATTGAAGCTACTGTAACGACTTGGGGTGCTAGAGAAGGCGCTGATGGTCGCAAATTTAATTATAAAGCTGAAGGCTTTGCTCAATGGGCGGATGAATTTGCTAAATCAGGAAAACCACTTCCAATGTATTTTCAACACAATGATATGTCAATGCCTGTAGGCGAATGGCAAGAATTTTCATTTACTGATGAAGGTATGGATGCAAAAGGTCGTTTATTTACTAATACAACGGCTGGTAAAGACTTATATACCATTATGAAAGAAAGTCCAGCTATGGTTGGCGGTGTATCTGTTGGCGCTTATGCTGACGAATATTTAATGGTAGATGCTGAAGGTATGGAAGTAGGCGCTGATGAAGATGGATATTTCCAAATTACTAAAGGCGGTTTAAGAGAAGTATCAATTGTTATGCAACCTAACAATTTAGAATGCAATATCTCGAAATTAGAGTGCTTTAGAGCTGATGGCTCTTTAGACTTAAAACTAATCGAGAAAGCATTGCGTGATGCAAAACTTTCAAGAAAAGATGCGACCACCGCGTCTTCAATTTTCAAAAAGGTTATAGAAACTCGTGATGAGCCTACAATCGTTTCTGAAAAAGCACCTATTCAGAGTGATGCTGATGCGGTGGTAGATGAGCAAAAAATTCTTAACGCTTTTGCGGAAAGAGAATTGCTTAAAATTTTAAATAATCGTCTTAAAGGATAAATCATGTCAGATAAAATTATCGAAAAGTTAGACGCTATTGAGCAAGCTCAAGTTGAAGCAGTTGAATCTGTTAAGACTGAAGTTGATGCTAAATTAGCGGAAGCTCAAAAAGCTTTTGAAGAAAAAGCAGTAACATTTGAAGAAAAAGTTGCATCTCTTGAAGCTAAAGTTGCTTCAATCAAAGAAGCTACTCCATTAATCAAAACTTACAAAACTGTTGCTCAAGAAGTTAATCGTTCTGTTAAAGAACAATTAAAAGGCTTCTATGAAAGCGGTCTTAAAGTTGAAAAAGAATTAAAAATGTTTGAAGATGTTGGTCAATATGATGCTTACATTAAAGAAGCTTCATCAATTGGTAACCCAGCAGGTGTCGGTGGCGGTGCAGGCGTGGGTGGTAGAACTGCTTACGATCCTGTATTCTTTGCATTAAGACTTGCTAACCCAATGCGTGGTGTATCTCGTTCTGTTGCAACTGATGGTGCTACTTATCAATTCAGAGCTAAAACAGGTAACACAGGTGCATGGTGGGGTTATGGAATCAATGCAAATACTTCTTCAGGTGCTAATCCAAATACATTAGATACAAATATTTGGCAATTAACACTTCAAGATTTAAATGTTCAATTCCCAATCAGAACTGCTGCTCTTGATGATATCGATGGTTTAGAATCCAATGTTGTAGCTGATATGTTGTTAGAATTCTCACAACAAGAAGCTCTTTCAATGATTCAAAACAACGATCAAGTTGCAGTTGATGGCGCTAACACACCTTATGGCGGTTCTGACGGCTTACGCGGTCTTAATCAATATGCTGGTGCGGCTGGCACATACGCTGGTGGTCAAACAACTACTGCGGCATTTGGAACTACAGGAACAGGCTCATCAAGCGGTTTGCATTCAATCGCTACTTATGATCAATTAATTCCTAATGGTTCTTCAACTGCTGGTGCTGGAAATGGTGTAGGTTTATTTAACAATGTTTCTTATAAAGACATTGTGAACTTTATCTATGCTTTACCACAACAATATTGGACACCAACTGCTAAATTTGTTATCAATCCACTAATGCTTGCGGCAATTCGCGGTTTAGTTGATGACAATGGTCGCCCAATTTACATTGACGGCTTATCAAGAGATGACGGCATTGTAGGCACTCTATTAGGTTTTGATGTTGTAGTTAATAAGTATGTTTCTAACCCACTTATCCCTACTACACCAAGTCCTTCAGTAGATACAAACGCTTTCCCAATTTACTTTGGTGATTGGAATCGTGGTCATACAATCGTTGATCGTTTAAATATGGTTATGCGTAGATACGATCAAACACAACCAGGCTATATCACATTCTATGGTGAAAAGCGCTTGGCAACATCTGTGGTTGATCCATTCAGCATTATTCGTTATAGATCAGCACAATATTTAGATTAATTCTAAATTTGTTGTTCAGGGTGGGGGAGCAATCCCCCTCTCTTTAATTTTTTAGGAAAGAAAAATGAATACATCTGAAAGAATTTTAAATGGCATAAAGCAAGCACTAACTGAAGGTAAATCTACAGTTAATCTTGTTCAAGAAAAAGCCCAAGTAGATGTAAATGAAACAAACCAGCTTACAGGTAGCGGATTAGATAAAGGTGGTAGAACCTACTTTGATGACGCTTTTGCGGCTTTGCGATATGCAAATCCTTTCAGACAAGGTGCGCGTCAAGTAACTTACAATGGTTCTGCGGCACAATTTGTTGCTAAAACAGGAAATGTTTTAAATGCAACAGGTTCAAATAATCCATGGGGTTATACATTTACGCCTAATGATGGCACACCAGGAATTGCTACAACTATTTGGCAATTACCCACAAGAGTTTTATCAGCTCAATTACCTTTGAGAACTGCTTTACTATCAGATATTAATAATATTGATGCGGCAATCGTTAGCGACCTTATTTTAGAATTTAGTGCTACAGAAGCACAATCTATGGCGACAAACTACGATCAAGCAGGTTCTACAACATATACAACAGGCGCAACTAATGGTTTAAGAGGTTTGGCTTACTATGGTGTAAGTGCTTCAGCGGCAGCTTATGGCTCAAGCGGAACTGCTATAACTAATGGTATCCACACAGTATTAAAAGAAGATTTTCCTTATGCGGCTATCACTTATGATGACATGGTTAATGCGGCAAGCAAGTTACCAGGTCAATATTGGTCTTTACCTACAACTGCATGGCATTTACATCCTGATTTAATTACTCAATTGAGAAAATTAAAATCAACAGGTGGCGGTGTTCCATTCTTTACTGAAGTTGGTGATGATGATGGCGGTGCATTAGCATTTGTATTTGGTTTCCCTGTGATTCCAAATCCATATTTACAAGCTCCAGGTGTTGGTTCTGTTTCAGGTATATTAGCAAATTGGGATCAATTTATGACCATTGCTGATAATGAAGAAATGACACTTAAACGCTACGATCAAACTGCTCCAGGATATGTAACGCTTTATGCTGAAAAGCGTGTAGCATCAACAATCCGTAATCCGTTTGCTGGCGTGTATTTAACAGGGGCTTAATAATGGCTGATACTTTAGGGCAAATTCCATTTGGTGGTGGCACTAGAAATCCGTTCAACTATGATAAGTTTGAACAAATCAATCGTGCGCTAACAACAGGTTGGCTAACATTAGAAGAAATTACTCAACAACTTAACTTGTTTGGTGATGAATCTCAAGATAGTTATTTAGAAGGTTTAGAATTAGCGGTTCGTATGCACATCGAGGATTATCTCGGCATGCCTATATTCCCTGTTTCTTATCGTTCTTATTATGGTCTTGGTTCTTTATATGCTAATCCTGTTTGTTTAGATTTGCCTGAAGTATCCTATAAAGATAGTTTTAATACGGGTGGCGTTGTTATTAATAGTGTTAAATACTATAACAATGCTAATCCTGTAGTTATTACGACTTTAGCTAGCTCTGCTTATACTTACGATCCAACAGGTAACAAAGTAATTTTGCCTGGCGGTATGCCAAGCGATGTTAATACAGTTATAACCTCACCTATTGTTATTGAATATACAGTTAATCCTAACTTCTTACAGGCTTATCCTGTAATTAAACAAGCGGCTTTATTGTTACTAACTCATCTTTATAACAATCGATCAGAAACAACTTTAAGCAAGTTACAAAATATACCTTATGGGGTAGATGCTCTATTAAGACCATACAAACCCCTTGTCATGTAAGGATGTAAATGGCAATTAAACGCTACGAGAATGTGGATGTTAATGATCTAACATTTGGCACTGATGCCTATGGTCAATATACCACTACAATAACAAAGAAATTTACAACTAGACCTTTAGTGTCTGATGTAAAGAATTCACTTGCTATTACGGAAAGATATCGTGTATATCAAGACCTTATTCAATTTACAATGAATTACACGCCTTGGATGAAAGATATTGTGGACAATCAAAACCTTTACTCTATTACTTGGCGCGGTAAAGATTGGCGAATTACAGACTGTTTAGAATCTAATGACAGAATGAATGTTACGCTAATGTGTTACCGCTCTGATCCTGAAACAAAGGTTTAAAATGGCTACTCAACAGAATGTAAATGATTATGCAAAGTCGATACAATGGCAGTTAAGTGATATAATATCACCTGTGCCTGTGTATGCTAATTTCAACAGAAATTTTGCTACACAACCTGATTTTGTAACTTGGCAATTAAGAAATGTGCATCAGCCTGTTTATACAGGTTCGTTTCAGGATAATAAAGGTATTGATACACCTACTTTTCAAATAAGTGTATTTTCTACCTCAATGGCAAACAGTTTTGAAACTGCAAATAGTATTTTGCAAGCGCTTCATGGTTATAGTGGAATATTTGGTGATTCATCCGATCCTTCAAGTTTTCCAATATCTAAAGCTGATGTAGTGTGGTTATATAATGGATACGACAATGAGATCAATCTATTTAACATTTTTATGGATTGCACCTTATATATTCCAACATAAGATTTTTTGATTATTTAATGAAAAGGAAATTTAATTATGGCACTTCCAAATAAAGTTTTACCTGGGTTTAGCGCAACCCTTTATGCTCAACCAGGTGCAAATCCAACACCATTAACTCTTACAGAATTAAATACATGGGCTGATGTAAATGCACTTGCTATTAGCTCAAATGTAATTCCTGTAGAAGCAGTTCCAGCATTTGGTCAAGATGATGCAGTTGCATCTTTTGGCGTTGCAGGCGCTCGTCAATCTGACAAGATTCCAACTCAAGCAGCTCCAACATCAATGACTATTACTGCGGCATGGAATCCAGCAGACGATCAATTACAATTAATGAGAGATGATGCTTATAATGGCACTATTGACAGAACTTTTGTTGTTCTTGCTACCGATGGTTTAGGTGCTAATGTTGCATACGCTTTTGTAGGTCGAGTTGGTGAATTTAAAGTTGATTCAAATCCAACTGCTGAAGCTAAATGTATGTTCACAGTTCACCCACGCGGTAACTTATATGGTTGGACAAACAACTAATTAAAAAAGGAAAAGAAATGACAACACAAGTTAAAACAACGGATGATCTATTAAGTTATTTGGTATCCCAAGCTAGTTCTGGTCAAAAGAATTGGTTTGGGTTTGCCCAACAACGCTTAACAGGAATTAATTTAGCGCATGAGATTGCAAAACACCATGCGGATAAACTTACACCTGAAGAAGCAGTTGATTATGCAATTAAACTAAATAATGCGATTTATCATAAAATAATTAAGGCAGATTAATGGGCGTTCGATTTGCTATTGAAGGCGCAAAAGAAACTCTTGCTTCACTTACATTGTTTCAAGAACAATTTGGCGACAAAGATCAAAAAAGTAAAATATTAATACCAGCAGTTAAAGAAGCTATGAAGCCTGTATTAGCTATGGCTAAAGCATTATCACCTAAAGACACAGGTGCATTGGATCGATCATTGTATATAACTGCAAGGCGACCTACTAGAAAAGATATGAAATCAAGATATATATTACCAAAAGATTCTGTCATATCTCTTGTTTCATCTCGACCAATTCCTAAAAAATTAAAGCAACAACTTTATGCAAAATATGGAGCATTAAAAGGTAGTGAGTATAAAAAAGCTAAAAGAAAATTTTATACTGAAGCTGGCGTTATGTTTGATGCAAGAGCTATTGCTAATGAATTTGGAACTGCCAAGATGTCAGCAAAACCATATTTGAGAATATCTTTAGAATCACAAGCTCAAATGGTAGCGGCACAATTATCAATGATTTTGAAACAAAAAATGGATTCATATAAAGCTAAAAATTTAACACCAACAACACAAGGAAAATAAGATATGAGCAAATTAGGATCAGCCCTCGGTAAAAAATACGAGGAAAATAGATTGTCAGTATTAACTAGGTCGTTTGAATTAGGCGATCATACATTTAAAGTAAGAGTGCCAAGTGTTCAAGAAATTGAAGCTATTTATAATTATTTTAAAAATCCTAATGAAGATAAAATAGAACAAGAATATCAAGCCATGATTAAAGTATTTGGCGATCCTGAAAAGCAAGAAAATACAGAAATAAAGGATAATGATATTGTGATTGAAGGCAGATCAATGAGAGAAACTGCCAAGAATAAACATATTTTGCAATATAGAATTACTGAATATATTAAATTTTTAATACCTGAAACGGGATCATTAGAAGATATAACTTATGAAGATGTAGAAGCTGAATTTCCATTATCAGTTCAAATGACTTTAGTGGAAAAAATTAATGAGGTTATTAGCCCTGACTATAAAGACATAAAGTCAAAGTAGTAGGCTCGTTAAGAACCCAAGTTCGGGCGGCTATGGTCTTTAACGGGCATACAATACAAGATATAGACGCGCTAGATGAAGCTACAATGAAT